CATCGGCCTGTTGACGGCCCAGTACCTGGATGGCTGGTACCACGACCACCTGAAGCAGGAGAAGGAGAAGGCCGAGGCAGCCAAGAACCTCCGGCTGCCGGACGATCCGGCGGAGCTACTGAGCCGTACGCCGTGGCCCAGCGAACCCCCTCGCCACGGCGACGGGTGGGTGTACCACGGTCGGTCTGTCGTGCCCGCGTACTACGTTGGCCAGACCGAGGACGACGAGTGGTTCCAGATGAACGTTCACATCAGCAAAGAGCGCAGTACCTGCTGGATGAAGTCGCGTGACGTCTGCCTTCTGCGGACCGTTGCGCGGAACGTTCTCACTCGCGTCGGCAAGGAGAGCAGGGTCTATGGCACGGTCCTCAGCAGGGACAACAGGAAGCGGAAGGCTGGGTGAGATCAAGCACCTGTCCTACTCGACACTGACCAACTGGTTCGACTGCCCGAAAAAGGTCGAACTGGCCAAGATCAGGAAGGCTCCGGCCCGGCCCGCCTGGTGGTTTGCAGGCGGGACCGCTGTTCACCAGGCGACCGAGGACTACGACCGGTGGACGCTCCTTGATCCAACCACCCGTCCGAAGTTCTCGATCACCGAGAGCTTCATGGCCTCGTTCGAGTCCGAGTACCAGGACATGAAGTCCCGGTGGCCCGAGGAGGACCAATGGCGTCACGCGGGGCCGAAGACGGCCCCCGAAACGTATAAGCGCTGGTCTAAGCTCGGTCCCCTACTGGTGGGTAACTACATCAGGTGGCGCCGGGGCACGGACTACGCGGTGTGGACGGCCGAGTATCAGCTCGACCCCAAGATCTCGGAAGAGACGGGGGAGTTCGCTGGTAAGGAAGTCGGGATCGAGATCGATCTGTCGACGACGCTGCCCGGCTGCGACCGGGAGATCAAGGCGTACGCCGACCGGATCTTCTGGACCCCGAGCCTGGAGCAGATCCACATCATCGACCTGAAGACCGGCACGCGCGGCCCGCGCGTCGCCCTTCAGTTCGGCGTCTACGGCGCCTGCTTGCAGCGCCTGTTCGGCGCCAAGGCGACGACCGGGGCCGCCTTCATGAACCGGGAGGGCGCCCTAGGCAAGGCCTTCCCGCTGGCCAAGTACACACCCGAGTACGTCGGCAAGCTGTTCGGCAACCTCTCCCGCGCCGTGGACCACAACGTGTTCCCGGCGCACGAGGGAAGCTCCTGCCGGATGTGTGACGTCTCGGAAGCCTGCTTCGCCACCGGCGGCAGCCAGGCACATCTGTATGACCCGGACAGCCCTGACTGTCCGCCGTACTAGGAGGAGAGAGATGAAGAAGATCGCAGCGAGCATCGCCCTGGTGGGCATGCTCATGCTCACTGCTACCGGCTGCTGGGGAGATGACAGCCGGGGCAAGGGCGACTCAGGCGTGGCCGGAGGCAAGGGCGAGGACTCCAAGGCCTTCTGCACCAACATGCCGAACGACTTCAGCAACGTCTGCGGCAAGTGCGTGGCGCACTTCCCGCCGTGGGCCACCCTGACCACCACCTCGGGCGCCCTGGTCACCTTCCAGGCGCCCGACCAGTGCGGCGGCAAGGTGGTGGCCGGTCCCAAGGAGGTGGGCTCCAACGTTGTCCGTGTGAGCGACGGCTCATGAGCCCCAGCACCTGGCTCTACGTCAGCGGGGTGATCATCGCCGCACTCGGGATCGTCCGCATGTGGATCAAGGGGCTGACTGAGCTGTCCGGCTTCCTGATCAGCGGCGGCATCGGCGTGGTCGGAGTGTCGGCCATGCTCGAAGGTCTTGAGATCACTCACGCAGTCACCGCAGTGCTCTGCTTCGCATGGGCCTTGTTCGTCATCTTCGTTACGGCCGTATACCAGCGCCGTGAGATGCGGAAGGCAGAGCGGGGCGAGCAGCAGAAGGAGGCAGGCAATGCCCGCAAGGGGTTCTAGTCGCGACAAGTCGATGTCTTCGTTTCTCAAAGAGCGAGGGAGTGAGCGCACCTCGGGTGCGTGTCCGTGGGGGTGTGGTCGGCTGATCACCAACGGTGGCCAGCCGCTCCTGATCCATCTCAACACGTGCAAGGGGCCCACGAAGCGGGCGGCACGGGCATGATCCGCTGGAGAGCAGCCACGTTCGTTACGTTGGCTGCTCTCGGTTTCGTACTGGCGATGATCTGGCTGGCATGAACACCGAATACGAACTACCGGAGTGCGCCCACCTCTACCTGGTGGGCGACACCCAGTGCAGGCTTTGTCTGGCAAACGTGAGAGGAACGACGTTGACTGACGAGAACACTCCTGTTGGTACTGATGATCAGGGCGTGGACTGGGGCGACGTGAGCCCCGACTCCGTCGCCACCTGGACCCCGGACGATGCGGGGGCCACGCGCACGACGAGTGCGAGCTACCCGGAGTTCAACGACAACCCGCACAACCACCGCTTCACCATCTCGCTCGCCCCCGACAAGCCCCCCTTCATCGCGGTCCGTGGCAACACGGCCGCCGAGATCACGGCCGCCTTCCAGGAGCTGGAGAGCTTCGGGGTCTACGCGAACCTCGCGGCTGCGTGGGCGTCCCTGAAGGCTCAGGGCGCCATCGGCCAGGGCCTGGGACCCGTGACCGCCGCGGCGCCTCCTGCGCCCGCTCCGGCGGCTCCACAGGCACCCTCCGTGGGCTACGCCCCGGGGTCTGCCACCCCGCCCCCCTTCGGGGCCAACGTGTCGGTGCCGCAGGCGCCGGGCTACCAGGGTCCGCCGCAGCAGCAGTACCAGCCGCAGGCGCCCCAGCAAAACGGCTGGGGCGGGCAGCAGCAGCGCTCCAACGAGAAGCCGCGCCCGGCGGGGTGGGCGGTAGTCGACGTGCCGTTCAACGACAAGGACCGCTTCAAGAACCTGCGGGCCCAGGGCACGGAGACCGGCAACTACCTGCGGGGAAAGATTCAGTGGGGTGGGAAGGGCGTCTACTGGCTGGAGCCCTCCATCGCGGGGTGGCTGGCTCAGCAGGGCTTCCCCGTCACCACGTGAGGATCCTGCTCACAGGGGGCAGGCACCGTGAGGACTGGTGGACGATCTTTGAGGCGCTCAACAAGCAGCGCGAGATAGGGCCGTTCGTCCTGGTCCACGGCGACTGCCCCCTGGGGGCGGATCACTGGGCCCACTTCTGGGTGCAGGCCCATCCCGAGTGCATGGAAGTCCGTTACCCGGCCCAATGGAAGCGTCCGGACGGCAGTGTCGACCGGACCGCGGGGTTCAGGCGCAACGCAGAGATGGTGGAGATCGGTGCCGATCTCGTCCTGGCCTTCCCGCACCCGCAGGGGAACGGGACTCAGCACACCGTAGATCTGGCTCGCAAGGCGGGCATCAAGATCATCGAGTATCTGAAGGAGGGGTAATGGGTGACTTCTGGGCCTTCCTGTTGATCATGTTCCTCGGGATCGTCGGCATTCCGGCGACGATCTCCATCGTGGGGCACGTGATCGGGTCGCCACCCTCGTACGTCATGCCGGTGTTCCTTGTGGGCGCCTGGCTTGCGCTGCTCAATGCGTGGCCCAAGTCAGTCGCTCCGGCTGGTGATTGATGCAGCGCCTGTCCCGTCTGGTCAAGATGGGGGTGGTGGGGCAAGACCCCCTGCCACCCCCATTTGCTTCCTGGACTGAGCGCGGCATCCGCATCAGACGGAACTCACTGCACCTGTGGGCTGGCCCTGCGGCCAGCTTCAAGACCATGGTCCTGCTCAATTCGATCATGAACATGAAGGTTCCTACCTTCATGTTCTCCACGGACTCGGACGAGCAGACCATCGCCTCGCGCATGCTCGGCATCCTCACGAACACGCGCATCGAACAGGCAGAGGCGTGGCTGACGCCCGCCTCCACAAACCTGTCACGAGCTTCACAGCTCCTGTCGGAGTACGACTTCATCCGCTTCGACTTCACGCCGAACCCCACACTCGATGACGTCTGGAACGGCGTGTACGCCTACGCCACGGTCGAGGGCTGCTGGCCCGACCAGATCGTCATCGACATCGCGTCGGACATCTTCCTGGATGGCTTCAAGGACGAGTGGTCGATGCTCAAAGCCCTCATGCGTGAGGGGAAAGTGCTCGCCCGCCTGACGGGCGCAGCCGTGCACCTGGTGCACCACGTGACGGACGGCTGGAGCCAGAGCCTGGAGCGACGCGTCCCCGCCCGCGGGGATGTGCTCGGCAAGCTCTCCGCCATCCCTGTCCTCATGGTCAACTTCGCCCCCGGCATGGACAACCCGAACGAGCTCTACGCCGCGTGCGTCAAGAACCGCTTCGCCAAGTGCGATGCGTCCGGCCGCGGATTCTTCCGCATGCGGGTGAACCCCGAGACCGGAAAGGTCACCGACTGGACACCCTCTATCGGAGGCGTCCGTACACCCCAAGGAGAGAACTGGTGGCAGTAAAGAAGAGGATCACCTCAGTGGTGGTCTGGGAAGACCCGCCCCCGCGGCGGGGTGGCCCCGGCAGGCACGGGGACACCATGAACGAGACCATCTCAGCCGAGCTGCGTATGCAGCCCGGAGTGTGGGGACGCATCGGTTCGTACGGGAAGGCCACGACATCGGCGAGCATCGCCGGGATGATCCGTGGCGGCAAGATCTCTGCCTACATGCCCGCCGGGCACTTCGATGCGGTCGCGCGTACCGGCCGGGACGGAATCCACTACGTATACGCCGTCTACCTGGGCAACGGTGATGGCTGACATCCATCATCTGCCCCTGGTGGGGCACGACCTGCCGCCCTACCGGCTCGTCGACGAGGACGAGATCCGGGCACGGGTATGGCTGCGCCGGAAGGTGACCGGCCAGCCGGAATGGTTCTTCAAGCTCTACGGCGACGGTATCGCCGGGGGCATCGTGCACGGTCCCTACCTTTCTCTGGTGGACGCGCACGACGAAGCAGAAAGGGTGGTCGGTGCCTACCGCTAACGCACGCAAGGGCTCCGAGACGGAGCGCATGGTGGCGAAGTACCTGCGTGAGCAGGGCTTCTGGATGGCCGACCGGCGCCTGCGAGAGGGGCGCACGGATGACCAGGGGGACATCGACGGTGTCCCCTACACCACGATCCAGGTGAAGTACGTGGCAGCCAACCGGATGCCTGCCTGGGTCACCGACACGCTGAAGCAGCGCGAGAACGCAGGCACGCCTTACTGCCTACTGGTCGTGCGCACGAAATACCGAGGCGTGGAGGGGTGGGACGCATACCTGCCCGCCGAACACCTGGGCCTCGTACCCGGCGGGGACATCCAGGAGGCGTGGACGTGGATTCGCATGGACCTTCGCATGGCCGTCGTACAGCTCAAGGCGTTGATCGAGGCAGCGACGGATGTCCGTGGCCCCTGGGTCCCGTCCTCGCCCACTACGTCGATGGGTGGGCTTGGGAAGGTGCACGTGACCAGGGCGTCGTCCTCTGTCCCGTCCATGGAGAGGGCAACCCCTCCTTCAGCTACAGCCTGACCAAGGGCGTCTTCATCTGCTTCGCATGCGATGCGAAGGGGACGGCCATCGACCTGATCATGAAGATGGAGGTCTGTGACCGTGGAGCTGCCCAGCGCCGAGCTGAAGAACTTCTTCGAGCAAGCGGCGTCGCAGTACCAGCGCGATCTCGCGGCCGATACGCACGTCCAGGGCTATCTGAAGAGCCGGGGAATCGACCACGCGGTCGCCGCTACGTACCGCCTGGGCGTGCTGCGTAGCCCCCTGCTGGGACACGAGGCGTACAGGGGTCGCCTCGCCATCCCGTACATCACCCCGAGCGGGGTGGTGACGTTCTCCTTCCGCTGCCTCCAGGATCACGTCTGCAAGGACACGGTCCTGGGGGTGACGAACGAGGGGAAGCAGATCAAGTGCCGCAAGTACCGGGCGCCTGATGACTTGGACAGGACGCTCTACAACGTCCTGGATTTCAAGATCGACTCGCCGGTCATCTACGTATGCGAAGGCGAGATCGACACGCTGACCCTGTCGGTGTGCGGGTTTCCCGCCATCGGCGTGCCCGGTGTGAACAACTGGAAGGCCCACTTCACCCGCTGCTTCTCCGACTACACGCAGATCTTCTGCATCCCGGACGGAGACGACGCGGGCTACAAGATGGGCCGCTTTTTGGCGGCCGAGCTGAAGGCCCGGCCGCTGCGCCCGCCGAAGGGCGAGGACATCAACAGCATCTATACCAAGGGAGGGACGCATGCCGTCCAGCAGTGGCTCGCCGGAGCCACGAGTCAGTGAAGAGCTGCTGAACCAGCTCGCCGAGGCCGCAGAGGGAGAGGTGATCAACAGCTTCTCCGACCTGAACATGAAGGAGCGGCTCGCCATCGCTGATGGCGAGCCGTACTGCTTCCGGTGCGGCAAGCCCGCATCGTCATTCGCGGAGTACGACTACCAGTACGCCGGTGGCGACAGGGCGGACTACGTCCGTGACCAGGAAGGCACGTACAACCAGGACATCAACCGGTTCGCCTGCGACGGCTGCTACATCGCCATCGGCACGCCTTCCGCTCCTGGTGGATGGAGGGCCCCATGACCTGCCCTGTACCTCCCGGCAACGAGCACTTCCCGGTCCAGACGCAGGACAAGGACGGCTTCCCGATTACCGTCTGCGCCAAGTGTCAGCAGGTGATCAGCTAGAAACAGGCCACCAGGAGGAGAGATGAGAACGGACGGGTGCCCCATTTGCGGGGCCCCCTTCCCATGCCTGAAGCATGGAAGGAAGACGTGAGACACAACAAGACCCGGCACTTGCGCTGGGCCATGTCCCGCACCCCCGTGGTGCGGGCCGTGCGCGCCTGGCGCAACCTGCTGCCGGACTGGACACCCACGCTGGACGAGCAGATCGCCCTGGAGGGCGGGACGTGGGAGCACCGTGCTGCGGTGGCGGTGCTCACCGACGGCTGGGACGCCAACGACCCCCGCTGGGACGTCCTGATGGCGCTCCTGGAGTGGGAGCGACGTGAAGCGGTTGCCGACGAACGTGCCCACCTCGGGTACGCCGACGAAAAGGAAGCTGCCCATGGTGTGGGTGACGACGCACTACAAGTTCCCGGTGATCAGCTGGCCTGGGACCCGGAGGGGACGCTGCCAAACCTGCGGGAAGTACACGCGCAGGCAGAAGACGTTCAGCCAGACCCTGAACCCGTTCAACAAGAACAAGGAGACGGGGGAAGTGAAGACAGCTCTGGAGATCCAGAGCGAGGTGAGGGATCAGGCCTTGTCGTGGAGCGAAAAGCCCCCGCAGTGTTCGCCGTGCGAACGCTCGCAAGCGTCCGGGCCGAGCGGAAGCAGGAAGAGTGAGTGACCCCATGGCCGTGGTCTTCACGGTCACCGGCGATGTGACCTCGGAGCAGTACGAGGTCTACGTGCCTCCCGGGTTCGCCTTCATGGCGACACAGGGAGGCATTCTTATCCTTCACGAACACAAGACAGTGACGGGCATCGTCAGCGCCCGCCCCATCGGAGGAGAGGCTCATGCCGCTGAAGTTCACGAACAGGGCGAACGCTCTGACGATCCTGTGGACGAGCGAGGACGCGACGCAGACAGCATCGTTTCAAGTTCCGAAGCAGGCGACGGACAAGGAGAAGGTGGAGTCCCTGGTGAAGGCGCTGGGGTTCCTGGTCGCCAAGACTGGGGCTGCGGTGCCGTCGATTCCGACGACGATGACGCCTGCGGACACTGCGCCGACTGCAATCCCTACTGGGACACCGCCCTCGCCCGGACCCCGGGTTCAGATGATGCCCCCGGCGTCACTGTCTGACCGCCCCTCCGACGGGGGTCGGCCCAACAACGCCGAGTTCTGGGAGTCGATGCCCACAACAGCCGTCCCGCAGAACCTGGCCGTCTCGGACGACGGTGGCTGGGAAATGATGCCGCCCGAGGAGATGGAATGACGACCAACGAGACCGCGGCGGAGCTTCTGCTCCGCTCCCTGCATGCAGTGGGCGTACGGGGCACGGATGCCCTGGAGATCACCGAGCTGGTGCTGAGCCTCCACACCCGCGAGATGTCCGACAAGATCCTGGACGTGGAGAACTGGCCCGGCGCCGAGCACCTGAGTCCGGGCACGAAGAACACCTATCGCACCATCGCCGGGCGGGCATCCCGGATGCTCATCGGAGGCACCCGGTGAACAAGAACATGATCGGCTTCACTCAGGAGCACTACACGCTCCAGAACGCCGACGGCCACGACCTGGCCCTGGACGGCCCGAACTTCTTCCTGACGGAAGACATCGCCATCGAGGTGGCGGTGAAGGTCTGCCGGGACTACAAGGATGTGGTGCTGGTCCGGCACCACATCTGCAAGATCGTGCGTGCTTTTCGGGCCGTGATCACGACGGAGGAAGTTCCCGACACGGCCGACGTGGCATCCTGATCCCAGGCCGGTCTTTTCCTCTCCTCCGGCTTGCTGTCCCGCCGGGCAGGCCGCCACTGCCCGGCTCGGCCACCCGGCGGGTACGGCGCTCAGCGCTTCATCTGAATGACGGTGAGCACGAGAGACGCCACTGCGATGAGAGACGCGAGGGCGGGCAGTGGCCACCGCCCCCGCTCCAGATTCCGCAGCCGTGCCTCATGGTCCGCGTGCACCGTGTTCTTGTTGTTCTGCTCGCTGGCAAAGGACTGCGTCAGGGAGTCGAACTTCCCCTCAAGACGCACGACGGCAGCCGTGGTGGCCACCTGCTCCTGGTACATCTGGGTCGTGGTGATGGTCACCGAACCGTCTCCCGCGGGCGTCACTGGGGCAGCACCCCCAATACTTCCAGCAGCACCATCACGAAGATGCCGACAAGCAGAAGGAAGCTGACCTCACTCAGGTTCATGCTGAGCCTCCTAGTACTTCCTCGGACACGGGTCCTCCCCTGCCTGCCAGGGTCGCAGTGAATCGATCACCTTGGCCGTCTCCTGGTCAAGATTCCCCGTGACGGCGATTCCGAAAAGCCGCTGTGTGCCCCTCAGAGAAGATCGAGTGGCCTCGTCCATCTCTCCGGTAGGGATGAGCCTCAGAGCCCGCTGAGCCAGGCGTACAGCCTCCCGCTCAGCCTCGCTGGCCGGAGAGATGATGTCGCGGGTGAACCATTCCGGGTTCATCCCGCCATCGATCTTCCGCACGTGGCGCAGTAGGCCCAATCCTTGTAGTTCATCGCCCCGCAGTGCGGGCAGGGGACCGTGTTCCTCTCGCTCACTGTGCCACCTCGCACCAGGCGTGGATCTCGTCGTCGTCGTTCCAGTAGACGGTGACCGGTTCGTCGGTGTACTTGTTCGCGCCGACCCATCGCTCGCCTTCCTGGCGATCGAGGTAGGCGGTCGAGGTGTGGCCCTCCAGGGTGACGTAGGAGACCTTCACCCCAGCGCCCGCCCGCAGCCCAGGCAGTACACCGTGCCCTGCGGGTTACGGGCCCCGCAGTTGGGGCAGAAGATGTCTTCCTCGTCAGGCTTCAGCTTGATGACCAGCATGTTCATCGTCCCTCTCCACACGGCCAGTGCCAGGTGTTGTCGCTCTTGCTCTCGTCGTGATCGGCGTAGGCGTCCACGTATGCCTCGTGCGGGATGTGTACCCGCAGCTCCGCGTTGTCGGTGAACGACTCCGTCTCCATGACGATGGCGGCGCGGCAGGCGCCGCGCTCGTCGTACCAGTGGACGATGTCCCCGATCTCGGGGGAGCGCTGCGCCTTCGCCTCCCGCTTGATGCGGGCGTAGCTCCGGAAGACACTGCCCTCAGCCTGCTGCGCCTCCTCCAGGCGCTGCATGTACTCCTGCGTCGGCTTCTTCGCCTTGCCGTCGTCGTCCCACAGATCCGGATCCAGGATCTCCATGGCCACCTCTCCTCAGCTGACTACGTCCGCGATCGTACGCAGCTGAAGCGTGAGATATCCGCCGTACCCGTTCTTGTTGTTGCCCGGGTTCGCCATCTGCTTGAACTCGAAGTCGTCCACCAGGACCGTCCAGCTCCGCTGGAGGGTGAGGTCCTGGAAGATGACGCTGTCGCCCCTCTGGGCGAGCTGCTCGAACGCCTCCAGTCGGTCCAGGGTCCGGCCCTCGTAGCCGTCCCACTGGCCGTTGTGGTCCACCTCGCGGTCGAAACACATCAGCGGCACCACGAAGATGCGCTGACGGATGGAGCCGGGCAGTGCCTTGAGCTGCCAGCCGTTGACCTCTGGCCCCAGGGCTGCGCTCGTCCCCGAGCGGGAGAAGTCCAGGCGTACCTGCACCCACTCCACGGCGCTGGAGGGTGCCGACAGGCCGATGTCCGTGATGCGTTCCGAGGTGCCGTCGGTCAGCGTGAGGACCGATGTGCTCGACCCGCTCGGGTCGATGACGCTGGCCGAGAGCGTGCCGAACTGGGTCGACCCGGTTCGCACCGTGAGGAACTTGTAGATCTTCGGCTCGATGGTGGAGTACCGGATGCGACCGGTACTGAAGTAGCCGGTCGGCTCCAGGTTCGTGGCGTGCTCCAGGTAGGAGCCCTGCCCCACCTGCCCGATGACCATCCGGTCCGAGGTGCCGAAGTTGGTAACCCCCGTTATCGCGCCCGTGAGGTGCGTCTGGAGATCCGTCGCGTAGGCCAGCCGGAGCGACGCAGAGGTGCCGTTGTCAAAGATCGGCTGGGACAGGTCCACCCGGTACAGGCCGGAGAAGCCGTCGATGCCGCTCGCCATGCCGACGAAGAAGAACCGGTCGTAGGCGGCGATGGCCTGCACGCCCGTGGTACCCACCGTGGTGGTGAAGAGTAGCGGGCCGTAGACGATGTCGCCGGTCTGGTCGTCGATCTGTCCCACGCGGAACCCGCGGTTGGTGCCGATCCCGATGAAGGATCCGAGGTAGGCGAAGATCGAGTAGACGATCTCGCCCTGCGGCAGCTGGCAGGCCTGGACGCCACCGCTGGCCAGTACGGGTATAGCACCTGTGGTGTCGAGGGTGAACTTGTAGATCTCCGAGCGGTTGCCCGCGTACCCCGAGGCGAAGATGGCGTTCGTTCCCTCGGCGAACGCGGTGAAGACGAACGTGCTGTTGAGGTGTGTGAACTTGGGCGTCGGCAGAGTGGGCGGTGCTCCGCCCACTAGCTCATAGACCTTGTTGTCGACGGCGCCCATCAGGCGCCCCTTGGCCCACGTGATCACCACGTTCGCAGAGCCGGTGTTCCAGATCTTGGCCCCGGCCCCCGTGCCGGTGCCGGACCAGATGCCCACCGAGTCCGCTGCGAAGTAGTGGGTGCCGTCCCCCGTCAGGGAGACGATGTTGTTCGCCCCGCCGTACGTGACGGCCGTGGTCGTGGTGCCGTCGTCCGACTTCAGGTTGGTGCCGTAGGCAGCGTAGAAGGAGTCGGTGCCGCCGTTCTTCCATCCGAAGACCAGGTGGTTCAGGCCGGACGCGTCGGCGATGCGTTGTGTCGTCGCACGCAGCAGCGTCAGCTTCCCGGCCACCCACGGGTTCAGCCCCACCGAGTGGCCGAACTGAATCGTGTGCCGGTTCTGGAGGTTGGCCGCGTTGACCTGGTCGGGGTCCTGGTACAGGATCCCCTCGCCGCCCGAGAAGGTGGACTGCGAGCGCAGCCACCAGTTGGCCAGCGACTGCTCGCCCGGCTCCCGGTTGTTGTCGAACTGGTCCTTGCGGATCGGCGCCAGGCCACGGGTGTAGGGATGGTCATCGGCCGTCGCCGAGATGAACGCCTGGCCACCGATGGCGTAGTCGTACGCGGCGCCGCCGAGCATGACGGTGGCGCCGCCGGAGACCGCCCTCCCGAAGGGG